GTATAAAACCTCTGCAAGTTGGGGTATTCATCCCAACTCCTTCTCTATGGCTTGGATTGTTTCGCAAAGGTATTGGTTGCATACACCGCAATGGTTGAACTCGTCAGGCTTATGCAACTCCACTACTGCACGAAGAGCCTGATAACCAGGAGCCTTATATGAGTCGTGCCATAGTCCTTCAAGTTGTGTCAACAATTCATCGTGTGTCATTTTTGAATCACCCTCATTACTACTCCCACATATACAAACGCACCCCCATCCGTTGAATTACAACGCACATAGGAGTACTCGCCCTCTTCCTCTGCTATACGAAAGTGCTGTGTACCCCACACCATCTCAGGTGGTGAAACCTCTAGGTAGCCTTTAGCCATCGCGTCTCTTCGCAGGTTCTCCTTGAGGAGTTGCTCAACATCATCAATGCTCATTCTCCTTATGAATTCAGCACTAATCTGCATTTGGCTACCAAACTCTTGAACTGTGTAATCTTTAGTCGTCATCTCAACTCCTTCCATGCGTGACAGTTGCAGGTACAGGACCTCTGACCCATAAAGTGAAAGGATGTGCAATACGTACAGGGTTTGAACTTGCTCATTGTCCGCCCCACCCTCCGCCTTTAAAGTGAACTGATGGTGGTGTCATCACTTTGCTCATTTGATTTCCACAACGGTCGCAGTTAGGTCGCTCAGTAGAATCAAAGGTTAAGTGCATCTCTACAAGACTGCCTTCGCAGGTATCGCATTTAAAATCATACTTAGGCATTTAATTTTTTCTCATACCTTTCTAGCGCAGACCGACCTGCAATCGTATTGTCGAATGTTCTTCCATCAGAAGCATAGAGGACATCGGTGTTAATAACCTCTGACACGCCCTCGACATTTGGCAGGACTATCCCAAGATTGTTGTGCGCCTTGACTAGATGGGTCTTAAACATCATTAGAAACTTCTTATACAAATACGGAGCCTCGTTGCCGATGCCTATAAAGTTCTTTTGGTCAGCCATAAACATCTTTAACAACTCTAGTTCGACCAGGGCTGTCGTCTGATACTGATTACGTTGCTTGGCGAGTGCTCCCGCGAGGTGACCGACGTTGACGGTTCCTGGAAGCCAGGGAAACTTCTTACCAACAAGGTAGGAGAACTCGGCTGCTACATCGCGACTTGTCCACTCTGCTGCTGGTCGTAGTCCTCGTGTCTTCGTGTCTTTCTTGCTCGGCGGTGTTCTCGGTGTCTCTGACTCCATCTTTCCAACACCACCAACAGAATCATCCTTGGCTTGTTCTTCACGCCAACTTTTATTCATTGATTCCTCACTTACTTTTTGTATTTTTATATTTTCATAACTAGTTTGACTAATATAACTATTAGGTACTAATAGTCTATTAACTAGATAGTCATAGTTACTATCTGCTCTATCTGTAGATGCCCTCTCTACAGGGCATACTGATGCCTCCCATAGAGGGCATAACAATTGGTATGTGTTTCCAGAATAGAACCCTCGCCCACGCTTTTTGCGTTGTGTTTGAAGTAGCCCTTTGTCTTCTAAAGCCCGTATAGCCTCTCTGACAGTGTTCCTAGATTTAGCCTGCGTCGAGCAGCCGAGAGTATCCATTGGTTGCTCTACTACCCCGTCAGAGGTTGCTAAGGACCACAGTGTAACGAAGAGACGGAACTGGAAATGGCTTAAATTCGCGTCGAGCAACCGAGATGAAAGGCTCACTCAGTGCGACGGTATTTGTGCTTACCATCGCCGTTGATTTGGTCCATCACCATCTTATAAATCAATGCTGATAGGGATTCAGTAAAGTCTGCAAGCACTTCGTCTAGGTGCTCTTCTAACGCTTCTGTCTGCGTGTCCACAATATTTAAGCCATTTGAAATGTCCCATATATCTAAGCCTTTGTCATGTGCCCATTCAATAGCCTCGAAGCATTCATCCGATTCATCCCATGCAACAGCCAGAATGTCTTCCGCAACAAAAACTTCCATCAATTCATCTAAATCTCCGCCTGTGCTAACAGGAATATTTTTTTCGGAAGCAGTAAGGATAATTTGGTCTTGTGTTTCATTTGGTTCATGAGAGGGAAGAACAATCTCTGTAATGAGTTTTTTTTCTAATAAATGGCGCAGACCAACTGTTACATCCATATCGTCAGCACCACCAACAATTAATAATCGTGTCATTTTATGCCCCTAGTATCGTCGAATTGGTTGAACGCTTACTTCATCTTTAGTTATAAACATTGTAATTCCTAGTGCTAGGAATGAACTAGCGGGAGCAAAGAGAGATATTTCTAGCCATGGGTAACCAAATAGCCAACAAAACAAAACAGCAAATGGCAAAGCAACAAATCCACGTAGTTTTTTTAAATCGTAGAAAGTTTGAATTGCCTCAGTAAAATAGGCGACGGCGAAAGAGATTACGAGTAGTTCTATTAGTAGGTCCATGGATGTATCTTAGACCTAAATTTCTACGGGGCGAAACTTCCCTCGAGACCCGAGTAACTTCTGATACGGTAAGGAATATGACGGGGAATCCAGTTATCTAGGGTTTGAAGTAACCGTGGGATTTTGATGTTTTTGTCTGTGTAGTAAAATGACTTGGAAGCATGAGCAGTTCCTGACCATACAACCCCATAATCGGCAGGCATAGAGCCATCAAAGTACTCTGACGGGGCATAGCCACGTTCAACTTGTGCGTTGTCTAAGGTCACCGTTTGTCCAGTCAAAGTGCCTGAAACACTTGCAGTCATTGTAATAGTATCGTTAGGTGAAAAGTCAATAGGTATGTAGACGGTGGCATAGAATCGTTTCCAGTTAGTTGTTAAAGCACAGGACTGAACAGTACTTTCTGCGTCACTGCCTGTCTCATCGGTAACGCCTAAAGTGATGTTTACAGTGCAGGCAGCACTTGCTTTTAGATAAATAGAAAAAACGTAGTTGTTGTCATCATAAATTTTATAGGTTGAAGAGGTTGCACAGGTAGTTGTTACTGATAGAGCATTTTGTCCACTAAGTCTTAGTGCTTGTGTTCCTGGAACACCTGTTGGAACATCTGCAACTAAAGTTTTTGAAGAGTTAGTAGTCCATAAGTTTCCGTTTGTTTCAAAGGATGGATTGCTAATTAGGTTTATTTTTCTAGGCTCTAAAAATACATCTAATCCCCGTGGTTCGTCATAGTTTGTAACGTCAATTGTTTTTCCAAGTTGAACCATATCGACGTAGTATGTTCCAGTCGTTGTTAGGTAAATTCTAATACCAGCGTAGGCAGCACCTGCTGGTGATGTTGCAACTAGTGAAGTTCTTTGAACCTGACCAATTGTTCCTAATTCGGTTCCCAATACTCTAGAGCCGATTATTACTCCTAGTTCGTCGTACCAATACAGGGCTGGTGTTAAAGTTCCGTTAGCAAGTGTCTTTGCGTAAAACGATAGTGTGTAACTTGTAGCAGGGATAACGGGAATACCTTTTATAATAGGAGCATCGCGACCCAAAGACATCGCAGTTCCTCCCGCAGCAGTTCCTGATGTAGAAGTAGGAATCATTGGGGCGTTAACGCTTGCATAGGTAAATGTTGTAGGTAGTGGCACAGTTGTAACAGTAAAAGTTCCGTTGTAGTTTGTATCTACGCCTGCAACAATAACCGTATCGCCAATTTCTAATCCGTGGGCGACGTTAGTTGTCAACTGAGCCACATCATTAAATCTTTGTTTAAAGGTAACTGTTGGCAAAATGGTTACTACTTTACCTGACCAAATTGTGTCAATAGCATTTGTTCCTGTGGCTAAAGTTTGGCTGCTATCTGCTGATAACGTTCCAGCAGTTGCTGTCCAACGACCAAAACCTTCTTTAAAGGTAGCGTCCTGCATATCCAGAAGTAAATTGGGAGACCTTGTTAAGACGGGAGCATAACCACTTAAAGATTCAATGTAATTATTGATGCCTAGTTCAGTTCCTTTTAAAGCAAAAAGTCTTGCAGATTCACGCACTAACTTCTTTTGGTTTTTAAATGCTAAGCCTCGTTCTAGGTAAAGTCCATAACTTAAAAACTTATACCCCAAAAATTGCGGGGGAAGTTTAGACTCTCCAAAAGAAGGTTTAATTAGGTCTGCATAAGTAATAATTTGGTCGTAAGTAAACCCAAAAGAATCTAAGAAATTGTAAAGAAAGGTGTCTTTTTCAACAGGTCCAGTAGGACTTCCATCTTTGGTCGTAAAGATTCTAGGAAGCATATTATACATGTTGTCTGTACCGTTTAATTTTTTAGGGATTAAGACGTAGGTAGAACCAGCAGCAACCCACACTTTTGTAGATGTGTAAAGAAAAACCGTGTAGTAGATAAACTGCCCAGCAATTAGACCTTTATAGTAAGTTTCTAAGACGTTATCTCCACCATCAATAATGGAGTTTCGAGAAACTTGCCCACTGATACTTGTAGAAGAAACCTGTTGCCAAACAATAGTTCCATCTTCGGCACTTTCAGGAAAGTTAGTGTTGTTTCGAACAAGCCTAAATTGAGAAAAGTCTCCTTGAGGTAATTGCCAAAATAGTTGTACTTTGTCGTACGTTAAAGCAGAAGCAAGGAACGGCGTGATGTTGTAGACAAGACGCGGAGAGTTACCGTAATACGCTCCACGATAAATGGAACCAGCATATTTTGCCACTGGTTCACCCCCTAAGCCATTTGAATGGCGAAGTAATCAACAAATAGTGTTATAGGACTTTGCGAATCGGTAATTGCAACGTTCATTACTGCTTCATAACCAAACTGAGTTGTACTCACTGCTTTTGCTGTTGCAAAACCATTTTTAACAGTTGTCCCATAACGAACTTGTAAAAATACAAGAGGTGTGGAGGAAAACCTTCCTACACCAAAAGTTCTAGTTCCAATAACTAATTGGTCACCAGCAGTTGTCGTGGATAGATTTACCGTACCTGTTTCAATAGCGTAAGGAACTTGTCCTGCTCTGTTAATTCGCCCAGCAAAAGTTTGAATTCCCGAGAAAGTATTATCAGCAACTTTTGAGGCATAGGAAGTTAAATCGGGTAGGGCAATAGCAAGGGAGTCCCAAGCATTACCATTCCAAACGTATACTTCTCTATATGTAGGCATTTTTACTCAGTTGGCCTAATAAAGGTTTTTCCATCGTATTTAAAACCTGCCCTTACGTCATCTTTTTCTCTATCAAACTCAACTGCTTGTGGTTGACTTAGAAAAATAGCAGCAAGTTTGTCATCAGTTTGAAGTATTTCTGCAACTTCTCCATCAATAACAAAAGCCAGCAGTCTTGTAGTATCCGCCATTTTATTCTCCTTCTGGGTTTGTAGGTTCTATGGTAACAGTCCCCCATAGTCCAATGGGGCATGAAGCATGGGCTAATTTTGTTTTTTCTGTCATAAAACAGCCACATTTAGTGCACGTTTTAGTTAATTTAATCAAATGCTTACACCCAAGGCAGTGGTTAAGTCGATACTGTGCCGTTTCATCGTCTACTCGTTTTACGTTAGGGTTAATTAAATCCCAAGGACGAACAGCATCACCTGGGTTTTTTTCTTTCCATAACTGCCACGGACTTTTTTCACTCATATTATGCTCCTGGTTGTTTTACCTGTATTGAACCAATTGTATTACCTTCTTGATAATTTGAAGGATACCCAAATATACCAAAGTTGCTTCCTACGGGGGAGATAAACGAGGAGTATGCCAACACCTTAATTTGGTCTGCGTAAGCGTTATCTCTGTAGACGTTTATTGCCATGTTAACACCAACACCAAGGACTCTAAGAGCCTTAAAGTTTTCGCCAATATCAAAGTCTTGTTCTACAGTAAGAACTCCATTAACTGACTTAACTAAATAAAGTCTATAAAAGTAGTTATAACCAGTAGCGGTTGTTAGGGCTTGTGGACATACTTGACGAACACCAGTTGAATTTGGTGCACAAGTAGGGTAACCAATAATATAATTCTCCAGACTAGTACCCCCTGGGCAACTTGCTACAGTTGTATAGGTTTGAGTGTTATTTGATAGGCACGGTCCTTGAACTACTGACACAGTAGCACATGATTCACTCCAACTCCCAGGAGTAGAAGTACAGACTTCCGATGAAGTATAACTTGTTCTACAGACAGTATCTCTATCGCAACAGATTTGTGTATAGTAGCCACCGCCTTGTGTAGTTGTACAACGAGTGATTCCATCTTCGCGAGTACAGGTTGTAACACCAGGAGTAGAATTCCAGCGATTACAGTATCTAATACATTCGTTTGTACAAGTTTGTGTTGGTGTAACTACAGTGATGCAATCTTGTCCTCCAGGAGTATAAACTTGGGTACAATCACTACCTTCAAGTGTGTCAGGACCATATACTGCACAAGTAAGTGGGTCTGCTACTTGAGTGTAGGTGTAGCCTCCATTACAAACGGTTCGCTGTCCTATAGCATCTACAATGCAATAACCTTCATTAACTAGTGGTACTGCACAATAAGAGTAGGTATAAGCAACCTGGTTATTCCAACCAACTAAGCCCCACCAGGTAGTAGAAGATTCTGCTCTAAGTATTACGCCAACTCCTGGAACCATTTCATTTGCTTGTAGTTCAAAATCTGTAAGTCCAACATCAACTATGGCAAGGGGATAGGTAGATTTTGATGTAGTGACTTGTGCTTTACCGTCAAGGATATTCCATGTACCTCTAGGAGCAGTCCATGCTTGTCCTGTAGGAGAGGTTCCTAGTGTGACAGAGTTTGTTCTTTCAAAAAAATCTTTAAACTCCGAAACAAAAAACTTACGCCAAGTGCCTTCAACGTTTACATAACCTTCTTTAGCCTTTATCCAAGCACCACCGCTTTTAAAAAAGGCTGAGCCTGAAGAGACGTAATTGTTGGCTACTTTAATCTGGATAGGCATAGTACCTAGACCTACACAGTGTACTTAAGCCAAATATCTCCGTTATTTCCGCCAGTTGGGTCAGAAGTAGACACGGTGATATTACGAAGGCGGGAAGTTAATGCTTGGTCACCAGTCAAGGTTCCACCAGTAATCTGGATAGTTGTGTCCACAGATAAAACTGAAGGGTTTGAATCAGAATCTACCCAAATAGTTCCTTGCGGTAATCCCAACGCTACGCCATCTGGTTCAGTCTGCTGGTGGAGAACAGGTTTGATTTCCTGGCTGTTGATGAAAAGTTTTCCATCTTTATCAATCTTAGTTAAAGTTGTTCCTGTTGAGTTTTCAAATCTTAGTAGGTCTGCGGTTTGGCTAGAAAACCCTTTTAGTTTAAGAGGAATGATTGCTGCACCGTTAGCCTGAATAGTATCTCCACCAGTATTGTGTGTGTACTGGGTGTGAGAGTCATTGACTATGCCGTATTCAAGATTTGCAATACGGGCTTTTAAAGTTGCCCAAGATGTTGTAGTTTTATCAAGAGTGCCTACCCAACCAGCACTTACTTGTGGGTCAGTTCCAATAGTTGCTTGTAGAGCACGAACTTCATCTTGTAGAGCATTAACGTGGTCTGCTAATACGAGGTCGGTAAAGTCAACCTTGGTAGTAAAGCCTTTGACACCTGCGGGATACGAAGCAGCCATAATTATTCTCCTAAACGACTAAGGTCAATTTTGACGTTAAACAAGGACTTTGACTCCCTAAACAGCCTATGAATGACTGTGACTGATACTTGCTTTTCCAGTCATTTGAGTCTCAAGGGTTGAAACTTTGCTTTCTAATGTAACAATGCGTGATTGATGGTCTTTTAAAGCAGCAGCCATGGCTAGTAAAGTGGCAACTAAATCAATTTCTGTAGTCCCATTTGCTGTGCGTTCTGTTTTAAAATACGGGGTCAATCCTGTTAAAGAAACTGAGTCGGCTAAAACTTTAACATTTACCCGTTTACCCGTTTTGGGTTTTCCAAAGTTACCACTCCAAATTGGATAGCCTGGGTCTCCCCCTTCAAAAGCAACCCACACACCTTCACCCACATCAGGAACCTGTGTTTTAAGACTTGAGGTTTCTAAGGGCCATGCCCAATTTAATTCTGAGTCGCCAAATAATTGAGGAACCTTGCACTTTATTCGTCTATGACCATCAGTGTCTTTAATGTTTGTAACAACACCTCGATAAGTTCCTGTGTACTCAGTACTCACTATAGAACCTCAAGCACCACATCTGGTTCTGCAAAAGTAAATATCTCATTTGATAGACCACTAATAGAGGCTAAACTTGGTGTTCCGCCTGTTTTAAAAAGAAAACGACACTTAGCAAACTTTACGCCTTCAACAGTTTGCAAAAGAGACTCAATGTTTTGAATTGTTAACTCTTGCCCAAAATCAACAAAGTTATAAGAGAAGTTTTCTACAATTTCTGCTTTTATAGACTTTTCAACAACTGTAGCACTAAACTCTGGTTTTCTTGTGTATTGAATATTCATTGTTACAGGAATATACACAGGCTTAAAAATACTTAAGGTTGTTCCAACAAGCATTTTATCTGCTAAAAAGTTTGTTACATCTGTTTTAAGTAGGTTCCACTCAAGAGTGGCTGTTGCTACGTTCGAAATAATTTCAATACCAGGAGTAGCATCAAAGTCAGAAAAATCACGATAAGGAGCAATATACAAAGTTACCGCAGTAGCAGAAGTTCCAACTGCTTTTGATTTTCCACAATTTTCTACTGACAAGGCTAGGTTTTCAAAGTCATCTAAAGTTACTGCCCTATTTTGAGTACGTAAAAACAAAGGAGCAGCAAAACGAATAGCGTCATTTGATTCTGGCTCATTACCACCAATAGCACCTTTTGTATTAAGAACATCTATTACACCGTTTAACGCAGAAACTTGTGTTTGCGAAAGTCCAGGAACTCGAGCAATGTCAATTAAAGTACCGCTTGGAATATTTCCTGAAATACCCCCACCTACAATAAACTTTGCTCTAATTGCTGACTGGTATGTAGGTATTGCTCCTGAAACACCGTCTCCAAACAGTACAATTACTTCGTTATCTGAAGTTAGGCGTGTTGTAAAAACAGCATCGTTTGCACTGTAGTCAATTAGGTGGCTTACTCTTTCCCATTTTTTCCAAGCAGTTCCGCCTTGAACGTATATCTCTACACTGTCGGTAACAACTGGAAACTCTTCTACAATAAATGCTTGGGATGGCTCAGCATCAGATGTTCCCAAAAGAACACCGTAAACGTCATTTGCTTCAATCGTATTTAATAGACCTTGATAAGCCAAAACTGTTGCTTCACCACGTGCTTGATTAGCAAATGCAGGAACAACAAGGCTATCTGTGGTTGTAAAGATAATCGTTTCTACAGTGTCATTAGAAATAACTTCACCAGATATTCGTGTTTCTGCTGGAATAGTGACAGCAGAAGCAGAGTTATTATAGAAAGTTACGTCAACTGAAGCATTTTTATACCCAGAAGGAATGTATCCGTAAGTTTCTGCAATTGCTAAAATACTTTCGCGTTGAGTTGCCGTTGATAAAAAAGATTCATTGGCAATACGGTCAATGTAGTAGTTTGCAATATCCCCAAGTTGTGCAAATGCTTCGGCTAAAACTACGCCAAAGTCACTGTTGTCGGCCCCATTCCACTCAGGAATTCGTTCTTTAATGCGAGCAACCAACTCTTCACGGAGGGCTTCGTAGTCTCTACTCGTGTAGTCAATCGTTACTGGGATTTCATTAATTGCCATTAGATGTTCTCCTGATACTGAGGTTGGTTGTTGCCAATACTGACAAGAGCAATGACAGTAGTTTCTACCTTATCGTTTGGTAATGAATAGGTAATTATAACTTTAAGAGACCCATTTGCATCGTCGTGCTCAAAAGAAGTTTCTAAAAGGGCTAACAAAGGAAGGAATGTTATAAAAGCCTGTTGAATCTCAGACTCCATATCCCCTTGGATACCGCTTAGTCCGTTCATCCATTGGTTAGCAATCTTTGTTCCAAAATTTGGGCGATTAACTCTTTCACCAAACATAGTGCCAATTACAGAGGTAATTCTGTCAGCCCAAATTTTGCTAGGGTCCACAGTACTTGCAATATTACCATAACTATCTAAGCGCATTGGAAAACTTATTGCAGTTTCGTAAGCCATTGTTAACTCCATCTCCCAGTTGAGGTAGTTGCTTTTCCATTAGTAAACAGAATTGTTGGTTTTTTATAAGAAGGTTTCTTTTTTGTTGCGGATTGGTTTTTTAATTTAGCCTGTATGTTTACACTTGGCGAATCAGCCTGTGAATTGGTTTGAGCCTTTGGCCTAAAATTTTGGTCTTTACCATCACTAAGTAGAGTTCCTTTGCATTGATACACGCCATTAACATTTATGTAGTGTGTAACTTTTTGCACTAACCAATAACCATCTGCATCCCCCATTATTCCCCTAACTTCTACTAAAGAATTCGGAAGTATTCTTGGGTCACCCTGGCTTTTAAAATTGGCAGGGAGATTAAATCTTGCTTTAGCAGCCTTTGCTTTAGCACTAGATTGGGAAACTTCTGCGGTATTAGAAACCACCTTAGTTAACTCTTGGTTAAAAATAGGGTCAGGTTTAGACTTTCTGACTTGTTGTTTATTTTTTGGAGATTCCGTACTTGTAAAAGACAACGCCTTAATTGGGTCAACACCTCTAGTAATTTTAAAAGAGTTGTTAGGCAAATCAGGGCTTTCTAAGTATTCTCCGTATAACGGAGTAAATTTATCAAGTGTTTGTTCTTCAAAACTAGAAAATTTTGGCATAAAGGTTTGCTCTTGGTACAAAATAGGCATACCACCAATTGATTCTGAAACAATTTCGTCTATTGTTCTAAAAAGAAGGGTTTTTTCTTTTATAGCAATAGTGTAGCCACTGTCTTCGGCTAACCTCTGTAAGAACTCCCAATCACTTTCTCCTTGTTGTGTGATTTGAGAGTACCTAACGGGATGACCACTAACTACTGCTTTTAGACCGTTTCTTTTTGCAACGATTGAAACTACCTCACTAATTGTTTTATTTGTTAAAACACCAGACCGTGACTGTTTCATTGGAAAGGTTAACCCCATACAAATAATCTCTACTTCTTTGCTCGATTGAACACCGTGGGTTCTTTGAATTGCATAAACAACCCCGTAAAAAGTTCCTCGTATTTTGTTAGATGTTCTCCAATTAACAATTACTGGGGATTGAGTTTTTAGCCCTTTTAACATAACCAAATTAAAGTTGGTAAACTCTAGAGTAAGAACATCGTGAGAGTTAATTTTTTGCTCTAAAGTCATGTTGTCAGCAGAAAATCCAAAGGTTGGATAGTCAGGAAACTCTACAGAGAAAGAGTTATGTTCACGTGAGGAATACTTTTGATTAGAGGACATGAACTGGAATCCTTAACTGTTGACCTGGAACTAGTTCAAATGGGGTATGGATGTCATCGTTATAATCCAAAATAACCCACCAAAGACGAGAGTCACCTAAAAACCTACTTGCCAACATATCTAATCTGTCACCATCTACCCAAGAGTAATAAAACACGCCAGAAACATTATTAGGAAAAACACGGTAAACACCAACCTCAAAACTTGTTTTGACGGGGTGGTAGCCTTTTAGTAAAAGACCATCAACGTATCTGCTTGATAGAGGAATCATCTTTAGTCCTTAACCATTGCATCATGAAATCTTGCCATTGTCAGAACAACAGTAGTTAGTGTTGGAACCATATTTTCAGTGAACTGCACATGGTTAACACTAATGTTTGTTACTCTGGCTAAGTACCGTAGTTTTCTTCCCATGTGAACTTCAACTGCTATACCGTTTAACCAACCAACGTCTCCAGTCGTTACTCCACGTAGGGGGCTTTTGTATCCGCCCATCTCACCATTTATGGCTTTAAATAGAAAATCTAAGTCATACATCGTGCCAAAATCTTTAATTAACTTACGGTCTGCTGCTGAAACTACTTCTGGGTAATACTCTAAAGACTTTACATCAGAATTAACAGGTGCGTTATTACTTGGCTGTTGAATAGCAAAAGTTGCTAATGCATTCATATCTTCAATTCTATTTAAATAAAGAGTAATTGAAATTGCACTACTAGAAGCAGGAGTAGTTATCATGTTTGTTTTGTCTTTTCCAGATTCAATAAGTTCTGGAGAAATGCCTGATATAGACCCGTAAGACTGTGTTACAAACTGAGGGTTATAGTGAAACCTAAAACCAAAAGGTACTTTGTATCCACCAACTAATGATTGAGATTTAGAGTTATCTTTTGAATCAAAGGCTGCATCAATTGCTCTCTTATTTGGAACAATAAACCCTCTATTAGTATCTCCATCCCCAAAAGTACTTAAAGTATCAATTAAACTAGCAGCACTTTTTGGTATTGCTCCTCGAGCAACTAAAGAGTTAGTTGGGTGAGTTTTTGTTCTAAAGTATGCTGATTTGACCATTGGAGCATTAAACCTAGTTGCAGCAGGTGGTGCTTGGTCACCAGGTGCTTTAGTATTTTTATTTCCGCCAGTAGTGGCTTTTGCTTTTTTAGCATCTGCTAATGCTTTTTGTACGCGAGCACGACCCTCTAGAATGTAGTTTTCTGAGGCAGTTCTACCTGTAGTTATTACAAGTAATTCATCTTTTTTCTTTCCGATGTTAGCGTCTATTTTAGAAATTTCATTAACAGTACTAGTGTAACTATTTTTGGCTGATGAAATGATTGCAGCACTAAATCCGCTAATAACAGCATTGTTATACATGTTTTGATAGTAAGTTCGTAATGCTGACTGTCGTTTTTTCTCGGCTTCAAGCAGTTCAATCTGTTTTTTAACGCCTTTGAGTGAGTTTGCTTTATTCTTCGCTGCTTCGGCTTGTTTAGCAGCAAGTTTGGCTTTGTCTTGCTCTGCTCTAGCAGCAGTAAGGCCAGCAGCCAAATCACGTTCTGCTTTTGCTTTAAGGCCAGGTGTGGTTACTGGTTTCGTCATTTCCCGCCTACCAATCTAAGTAAATTTTCTTTTTCAAGTTGTGTTTTAACAATCTCGACAAGGTTCATGGCCTCGGCATAAGATGCTTGTTGGACACTCACATTAATTGTTATAGAAGGAGAGACGTTTATTCCTGAAGATGAGGAGAGGGTTGCCACTGATGGAGACCCGCCACCTTGGAACTTGTAAGGATTTTTTCCTGTTTTACCAGTCATCCATGCAGAGTTATTTATTGCTCCTAAAATAGAGTCTGTTGAAGCACCTGATTTTAAAGCATCTACAATTGCTGTGTAGCCACGGTCACCAGCATTTTTACCAGTCAATGTTCCAATAGTTGCTGCGTAGCCTTCTTCCCAAGACTTGTATCGTTTTACTCCCACACTATTCATAGACTCACTGTTACCCATGTCTAACGTAGTATTTAAAGGGTTATAGTTTGCAGAGTTTTTCCAGTGTCCACCTTCATGACGCATCCAAGTAGTTAAAGCGTTTACGGAGGCATCATTAACTGGAGCACCCATTTTTTGAAGAAGTCCAGTAGCCCATTCTTTTTCACTACCAGTTCCAAGGATTACCTTTGAACCACCGCTTCCACTGCTACTACTAGCACTACCCAAAAGTTCAGCAGGAAGATTTCCTATGCCACCACTTAGTAGGTCCTGTAAAGATTTAGAACCAATCATAGAAGATAACTGTTGTCCGTTAGTTGAAGTTGCATTATTGCCACTTGCACCTAAAACTCCCGCTAAACCAGAACCACCTGCTTTGCCTAATTCTTCAGGATTTACAGGGTTATTTTTTCCTTTGCGTACTTCATAGTGCAAGTGAGGACCAGTAACTTTTCCAGTCTCACCGCTTTTTGCAATTAGTTGTCCTTGTGTAACAGTCTCGCCAACTTTAACCATTACCTCAGATAAATGTCCGTACAAAGTTTGATAACCATTTCCGTGGTCAATTTCTACGGTTTTACCGTAATCTGAACCAGGACTTGTGTTAATAACTACTCCACCTAATGATGCATGAACAGGTGTTCCAACTGCACATGGATAATCTTGACCTGTGTGACTTCCACCAGACCATAAACTTCCTGTAGCACCGTAAGGTGTTCCTACACCTCCATTAGTAATTGGTGAAGAAGGGGATGCACTTCCTCCACCCATGCTACCAAAAGACGCACCAAATCCTGGAGTACCACCACCAGAACCAAAGAAACCACCGAGGCCACCAATGAGTCCACCAATAACAGCACCAATACCCGTTCCAAGAACTGGAACAACACTGCCAATTCCTGCACCAACTAAAGCACCAGTGCCAGCACCTGCTGCAACTGAACCAACACGAGTAGTTCCTTGACTTACGCCTAGTTTATTTCCTAGTGCTTTTCCACCCTTACCTGTTAAATACCCTAAACCACCTGCTGCAACTACTACTCCTGCACTTGCTGCACCTGCTGCCATTGCACTACCTGCAGCCACTGCACCACCTGCTGCAGCACCACCTGCAGCAGCCATTACTGCACCACCAGCCATCATTGCAATAATTGTTTGTACGCCAGCAAGAATTCCTCCTACGGCAATTCCGATTCCTGCACCTGCACGTGATTCACCCATACCGCCTAAAAATCCAGAGGCTTTTCCTGCAACACTAGCCATATTTTCTAAAGCGGGATTAACGGTATTAACAATTAAATCTGCTGCTGATTTAAAGCCTGCTAAAACAGGTTCTGTGTACGCATTTAAAACAGATGTGTCGGAGGTATTAATACGTAGTTTGTCTACGTTTGGGTTTTGTCCATAACCTAATTTTGATAAATCAGTTTGCTTTCCTTGCACCCTATCGCGGGAATACTGCATAAATAAATCTCTTTGGTCTGCTGACATTCCTAAATCAGTAGCAGTTTTTCCAAAGTTACCTGCTTGAAAACTGTTGTTTAATTCTTCTAAAGTCATCTTGCCTTGGCCTTGAGTCAAACGTCCATATAGTTGACCCATAATTTCATCTTGACCTCGAGCCTTACCTGTTTTACTATCGTAAGTGCTGATACCAAGGTTGTATAACTTGGATGAAAAATCTCCTTGAGTAAACCCAGACATTGCAACCATAGCATTTTCATTTGCCATGTTCATGTAACGTGCAGCACCACCAACATCTCCAACTAAAGCGTTGTATTGAGCACTACCTGGTGTAATACCTCTTGATGCAGCAATACCCGCAATGTTTGAAGAAGAAAGAGTGCTAGAAACACCACCTGCTAAACCGCCAAAAGTTGCATTCATTATGCTTCTGCGATTCATATTAGAACCGAGAGAGGCTCCATAATAGTTGGCAGCACTTGCTCCAACTTCGGCAACTCCTGGAACTGCAGCCATTACTCCAGCAGCAATACCAAAGGTTGCTTGTGCAACGCCTTGTGCAACTCCTAGTGCTTTTGCTCCACGAGTAGGGCTTAAACCATAGCGAGTAGCCTCCATACCTTCTCGCATGGCAATTTCTGCAGTGCTGTTTACTGTTTCTTGCCCACCAAAGGTTGCTTTGCCCATGTGAGGCATTTGGCTATTGTTACCAGAACCAATATGACGGTCACCACCACCCTTGGCAGATTTTGCTTTTCCAGCAACTCCACCCATAGAACCTTCAAGGCGTTTAGTAATTTGTTCAGCAGAGGTCAGGCTTTTGACAATGCTGGATAACAATTCGTCAGTTTGTTTTAACGAATCATTTAATTCTGCCACGTCAACTCCTTAGTAACCTTCTTTAGCAAGTGCTAACCAATTTTTTCGTTCTCTTACTGAAAGTTCTTTTATCTCAGTTAAGGTCCAACCTTGATGCCTTTCCGACAGTGCTAACCATTCAGCCATCAAAATCGGATAATGCGATACTTTAAAAGCGAAACAATATCCCTAAATTAATAGGAGTATTTACCTCACCTTCGCAGTCAGGACAAGGAACTGAAATATCTTCAAAAACTGGTCCAATTGCGTGTTTGTTAATTGCTTCGCCAATTAAGCGTCTGTCACTAATACCTAAATTTTGAATCTGTCCCTTACCAATAACAGGACGACCATTAATCTTAAGTATGCAGTTTTCAAGAAGAAGAGTTGTTAACTCGGACATAGTTTTATCGGAGTTATTTACCAATTCTTTTTGACAATATCCTGTAGGTAGTGACACCACTACTTCTCCACACTTAGCATTTACTATAAAAGTAGGCTCATCTACTAGAGTTCTTACCTTTATGTCTTCGTTTATATCGATTGTAACTGGCTTAAAGGCATTGCATCCGCCACAAAAACCCTGTAGTTCTGGGGTATTACCAAAGGTTGCTTTGTAAATACCTAACATCACAGCGTCTCTGTCGCCAGCCAACATAGCATCTAGTGCATCATCGGTTGCAACTTCTTTTCCAATTTTTACAGTTCCACGGCTTAATACTTGTAGAAGAGCCTTTCCAAGATTCTGTGCTCTTGCGATTGACTCTTCATCTTTTCCAGTTAATTCACGAACCTCAACTGTTGTCACGCTCTCCCCAGCAGCATTTGTATATCCGCCAGGGAGAGTAACGTGAACATCAGAGGGAGGAGTAACTACAACTGACTCTTTTTCTTTTTCAGGTTCTGCCATCGCTTGTGCAACCATCTGGTTAACAAGGTCTGGATTTTCGGATGCTTTTACGGTTTGAGTAGACATATTATTTTCCTTTAGTTAGTTAGTTACGCTGTTGCTACCTGTTGGTCAACTGCGGGTGCAGAGACAAACTTCTTAGTAGCATCAAATGAAGAGAATGATGTATCAAATCCTTCGTGAACAAGTGTCATTTGTTCAACAAGGAGTGAGTTATCTCCAGCATTAAGGTCTGAGTAAGCAAGTGCTGTAGGCCAGCAATTGTAGAACTTAAACCTCATTGCAGTTTGTTCTTGTGTGCCTGCTGCAAGAGTCTCTTGTGCGATTGGATGTGGAAGAACAGAAATCTCAATATCGCAACGGAAGTTTTGATTGATAGTTCTGTTTCCACCATTTTGAACTGTGTAGAACATGTTCTTCATCCAGTTCCAGCCTTGCTTATTTCCGATTAGTACGCCTCTTTGAAGAGTAACTGGTTGGAAAGAAGTTTGACCAGGAATCTGGTGAACAGTTGTATTGTAGCCACCTTCACGATAAGGAATAGAGTCTGTGGTTACAGCCATTCCCGAAACTGAAGTAAAGCCCATAGTTGCTGTTGATAACTCAGTCAGATTTGTGTCGTTTGAGTTTAGCGGGTAAAAATTAACCAAAAACCTAAAGTTTCTGATTGGGTCAGTCGCAAGACTAGACCTGTTTTTATCTACAAATGCCATTTTTAGTTAGGCTCCTTTTCTTAGTTTAAGGTCTTCTGGCTAAGGTTAATAACCACGAATTCCGCAGGGTACTGCAAAGCCACACCAACTTCGATGCGAACTTCGCCACTAGCGATAGAGGCTGCAGTATTGTTTTCAGCATCGCACTTAATAAAGTACGCGTCTGCAGGAGTATTTCCACGTAATCCTCCTTGATTGCGGTATTCATTTAAGAAGGTGTTAAGGGTTGTATTAATACGACCCCACAACTGCTCATTGTTATTTTCGAATAACGCAAACTCTGTTAGGTTTTGCAAACTCTTGCGGATGTAAATAATAGAACGACGCATATTTACATACTTGCTTGCTGTTCCGTCTTGCTTCAAAGTACGAGCACCCATTACGGATATACCTGCACCTGGAACTTGACGAATTGGATTTACAGGAAACATAGAGCCGTTTAAAGAGTCAAGTTCTGAAGCAGTAAACGATTTATCTGTGGCAACCACTCCAGCAACACTTGCTGTTAAACCAGCAGGTGCTTTAAAGGGACCAACAGTTGCATCGGTTCTTAAGTACAAACCAGCAACTGCTCCTGCGGGACCTACTTTACGTGTAGCACCTGATGCTACGCCAAGAGGGTCTGCTACTAGAAGGTGTGGGTAATAAACTGCGCCATAAGTACCTGCTCCGCCAAGTGAATCAGCAGTAGTAAGTGCTTGTGCAACAGTAATGCCTGCTTTTGTTTCTCCAACGAAAAAGTCTTTTTTGGTAGTAACAATATAGGCTGAAAGGTTAGCAGCCAATGTTGTAGCAGCACTTTCTGAGAACAATTCATACAACCCTGGTAACCAAATTACTAGAGGTCGGTCAATTAGGTCTATTGCTCCAGGAACGCCAGTTGTAGAACCTTCATAATCAGTAGTAACAACAGCGTTTCCGTTGGTTCCACCTGTAAATGGAACAACAGAAGATGAAGGGGCATTAACGTTGTCATTTACTGCAGCAGTAAATAGTTGTGAAACAGAGTTGATTACTGTTGATGCGTAACCGTTAGCGGTTGGCGTTGCAAAATCAAGGTTTTCATACTGCTCTACTAAAACATCATCAGTAACTGATGTGGATGTTCCAATAATGCCTTCTTTATAGATTGCAACTGTGTATGTAGAGGGTACTGTTCCACCAGTAATTTGAACACGGTAATTGTTTCCGTCAGTTCCTTTATTTTTAGCAGTCAAGGTAAATACAGTTCCAGCACCAGAAGCACGTGGAACTACGCCAGTTGCAGCACCTGCTGCTTGACCCAGGATTCTCTTAACATAAAGTTCTCTTCCACCATTTTGGAAAAAGAGGGAGATGGAAAATGTTGCTGGAAATAGTGAGTTGTACCCACCAAATTGTCTTGTAAAATCGTACCAAGAGTTAACCAAGGTTACTTCTGTTGGACCTTGGGCAAATGGTGCAGCGACCATACCAGCAGCCTGTGCTGTTATGGAGTTGGTGATTGGAGCAGGGAGCAGGACTTCACTGATGTAAATTCCTGGTCTTTTATAAACTGCCATGATTTCTCCTATCTAGGTTGTTGGTAGAGGGTCCGAGTATTAGCGAGATGTTTGTTCGTAGTTGACTCCGATACGTACCTGCCTTGGGGCAGGTTCAGAACCAATGACTTTAACTTTTTGCACCTTATAGAACTCTTCGTACAAATCCTGTGGAATTTCACTTGAAACACGCACAGTAATTGCATTTACAAACAGGCGTTTAGCCTGTTCTACAACATCTCGCTTTGAGACATCGAGAACATCAAGACGACGGACGGTATCGTCATTACCGATTAAAGTCGCATTACGAAACTTTAATCTTGAGTAGAGCAGTTCAGCAAGAATCTGTCTATCATGTCGAGGTTGACGTGAATACGTCGTTACCTGGTAATCAAGGTTTACTGGAATTGGGTAATCAATTTGCCAAGCCTTGTTACTAGGAAAATTTGCAGGCTGTAAATAAGGAGCAGTAATTTTGTCTACTTTTCCTCTGTGTGAGCGAGCACGGTCTTCTAAGATGTCAATTAAGTCAATAGTAATAAATGGGTAAGTCTGGTCTCTTAGTTCAACATCAGGTTGACCAAACCATACTTGCACAGGACGACCAATTTGTTCGTTGTCTGCTCGCTGGTCAGTTACAAGAATGCCCTTAAGTTTTTCTTTGAGCATGTTGTCTTCTTCTAAAAATAAAGGACCTAGTGTCATAGCACACCCCTTAGAGAAACCTTAACGCTTTTTAAAAGGAACTTTTCTGCTTCTTCTGGTCGATTAGAGAAACGACGAATAGCACCAGTTGGTTGACGGTTAGGAGTTCCAAACTCCCAGTTGTCTGCCAAGGGCTTATATTTTGCAGGGATGTTAATACTGAGGTGGTTGTTGGAATATGAGACTTTAATAGCGTCAGTAATATCAGAGTTCCAACCACTGGCTCGTGTTTCATTACGCAATTCAAGCGTCATGAATTGAGCGGTTTGACGGGCTGCTTTTAAAAAGGCTGGCTTGAGTTTATTTATTTGTCTCACGGCGTGACTTCTTTGAGTTGAAAAGGAGTTTAGTTCCGACATACCCAGCCAAAAGACCAATCACAAAATTATGCTGATTATGCGGTTTAAAACCATACATACCTTTTACGAACTCATCACGCTCACTGGCAGACTGCATCTCAGCAACCTGTTCGTACCATGGTGTAGACATAGAAATCCCCTTAGAGCAGCAGTTAAATCAGCAAGTAAAACAGCAAGACCCGCATGGTTCTTACTAACACAAGGATAAAGAAAAAGCCCCCAGTCGGGGGCTTAAACTTTAATTCTTTTAAGGATTACATACCCTTTTTACGAGGTAATTGCTTCTGAGTCTTACCTTTTACGCCAGAGCCTTTTTTCATACCCTTTAACGCTTGGAAGTCTTTGCCTTCAATTTTGTTGGGATTACCAGCAACTTTAGCAAGTTGCTTTTGCTTAGGTGAGAGTTCTTTAGCCATGGGGTTACTTCTTCTTTTTTGCTTTACATGACTTGCATGTACCGCAAGTACAGGCTTTAGCAGTAGCCTTAGCCTTGCCTTTACCAAATCCAGCCTGACCCTTTTTCTTCATACATCCGCATACAGCACACATACTATTACTCGCTTTCTAAGGTAGTAGCAAACCGAAGGAGGTCTTCGGCAGCAATATTAACAAAAGGTAGTATAGATTCATGAGCGTCTAACTCAGCCTTTAAACTTCCTAAAGAAGTAATGATTTGTTCTTTAGAAAGAGCATCCTCTTTTACCTGGTCTTTTAAAATAGTTATCTTTGCAGCAAGCGGGCGTAACGCTGCTATTGCTGCAGCGTTGTGCTCATTCTCAGGAAAATTAACTAATCCCTGCACAACTAACTCTAATTCTAGTTCTAAATTCATTTTTTGCCTTTCTTGGGGGCTGCTACTTTTTTCTTTCCAGAACCTTCAGGAACACAGTTTGGCACTTTTTTTCCGCCTTTGGTCTTCATACCTACTTGAACATACCCCTTCCAACAAGGGTCTGCAGCAACTTTAGTCGCCATTATTTACTCCTACTCGTGTGTGGATTTTTCTTATGCCACTCTTTTACGCCTTTGACTCCTTGAGCCACAGACTTTATTGAGCCTTGGCTTTTCTGAGTAAGGTTAATCTTATCGTATTTACCCTGCTTTGAGTTTGTGTGCTCTACTACAACATCGCCCTTTTTATTTTTGGTGACTTTATGTGAGAGATGAGCCTTACGACCAGGAACTCCAATAGCAATAGTTACTGGCTTTTCTGGTTTAACAGGTTTCTTTTTTTCAGCCATTACGCAGGCCCTAGAGTGGTAACCGTTCCTGATGAGCCTCGGTATTTGAGAGCACCAGCCTCAACAAAAAGAATTCCGCCACCCGCTAAATTAGCGGTAGGGGCTGTTCCGTTCTGCATAAGAAGCCTATCTGCGTTTACATACTGGAAGTAGTCAACAGAACCTGTAGAACCACCAGTTGCTGAAAGAGCAACTAGGGTTGAGTTTGGCTTATCAAAGACACAGTTAATTATTGAGTAAAAACCGTTGAGTGCAACTGGGGCAACGTTAGTTAATGCTGAGTTTACTAATTGAGAGTTTGCCATAGTAATAACGCTTCCAGCAGCAGTTGTAACAGCATTCGTTGCAGCAGCAACTACCACCGTCTGTACTAGGCTTAAATTTCCAGCAGTTAATACTGGGGAAACAGTAGTGCCGTTTTTAATAAGGACAGTTGCACCAGCATTATTAACTGTTACAAAGTTGGTAGTGCCACCGTAAATATCTACTAAACCAGTGCCAGTAATGCTTGCAGCATTACAGTCGGTAAAGCGAACAAGGGTGTATAGAGCACTATTGTTTTTTGTAAGAGTTCCTGAAATATCGCAGTTTAATACGTTTACGTTTCCTGTACCAGTTGGTGAGGTAATAGTCAGGTTTGTCATCTTTAGCCCTGAAATAGTACAACCAGTATTTGTAGTCACAGTTCCAGAAATTAGGGTGTTTCCACCTATGGTTGAAAGAGTAGTTAGAACTGTGAATTGGACGGTTATCGAAGGATTTTCAGTATAAAGTCCAGGATGAATAACAATTGTTTTGCGTGTTGCACCTACTAAAGTCAACGCTTTTGTAATAGAGGCAACTGGCTTTAATAAGTCTCCATTACCAAGAGTGTCATTACCATCTACTTGGCTAACGTGAATTTCTTGGTCATAGCCAGTAAAAAATGCGTTGGCAGAAAGCGCATCAACTCTTGAGTCTAAAGTATTAAGGGCAGCGTTTAAGGGCGTATCCCAATTGGCATCACCACGCTGGGGCAGATTGAGAACCAAGTGTTACTCGCTGTCTAGTTTTGTTGTTAGTTTTGCAAGGGCATCGCCCATTGCTGCTAACTCACGAGCACCTCGCCAAGACTGAGAATCAGCAATGTCGGTTTCGAGAACAATCTTTTGTGCTTCTAAAATTTCACGCTCTTCGTTAGTTACCATATTTGTCTTCTCCATATCCATTAAATCCGTAATACAACTCTTCGTAAGGTATCATTTCTCGCTGACCTTTTAGTGCCAAATGCTGGAATTGAGGGTCATTTACTAACTCTTCTGACTTAACTTCTGTTAAGTCAACAGTAACTACAGCCCAATTATAGCCAAAATGTCCTCTAGGGTTAATTCGGGATGGGCTAAAAACATTCTTACGATAAACAACTCTGTCTTTTAAATGTGCTGATGGGTCTTCTAATAGGTTAGGTAAAAGTTTTTCAACATCGCCTACGTTAAGAACTAGTCTTAAAGTGTCGACTACGTAGAAGCCTCGCTCATTAAGGTCATTACTTCCTCGAACAATTTGAGCAGTAATAGCAGGAAGACTAAATGGAGGAATCCAACGTCGACCTCCAACGTTACCTGTTCCTACATAACCTGAGTTTGAAACGTCGTAAAGAGGGTCTCTTACAGTGTCAACGTTTTCTTCATACCAATCGTTGTTCCAACGGAACCAATCAACTTCAACACCAACAGGGTGTTGTAAATCTTCTTTGATGCTTTCATACATCCGCTTTTGTTCATACTCAAGGTCAAAGCGACCCTGTAATCTACTTCCCCGCATGAACTCTCCTAAGCAGAATAGAACTCTAAATTACGTTTTAGACGTTCATCATTAGGTTCTATGTTAAGTGCTTCTTGTCCAAATGTCAGGGCATCCTCTTTAAAACCTAAATGATAAGAAGAAATTGCTGCCATATCGTATGGTGTGTAACCCCACGCTTTAGGGTCTGTTAAGTATTCAAGTGGTCGTTGTTTTATATCTAAGGCTCTTTTTGCCATTCTAAGGCAAGCGTGCCAATCACTGACGCTGTAGTAATACTCGGAGAGTTCAACTAATGCTTCTCTTGACTCAGGGTATTCCTCATGTGCTTTCATTAACCAAACCGTTTTTTCAGCACCTTCAGAACATCTAGCGATGTAACGCATTGATGCAGCACGCTCTGGTTTCCAAACAGCATTTGGCAACGAAAGATGTCGTTGTAACTCTGCCTTTGCTTTGTCGCACATTCCATTGAAGTAATACTCTCTACCTAAGTAGTGAGCATTTCTATCATCGTTTGGACTTTCTGCTACAGCCATTTCTAACAATGGGAAGTATTGACTTCTAGATTTAGTATTGTCTGGGTAGTGATGTATCTGTAAATCTGTCCATGATTGAGTCTCTTCCATCCCGTAATTTCGCATAACTTCATGCACAGGGTGTGTCCACCTGTAGCCCTTACGTGAATGAATCTTATCTCCACTGTAAGTTAAACCTTCTGAACCATCTGCATTCCAAGACCATGTGTATTTATAACGAGGACGAGTAATTCCGTCAGGAACTTTCTCTAACTCTTCACGCCATCCCGCAACAAAAATTTCGTCCATATCTAGTGCGATGCAGTAGTCCATGTCTTTAGGGATTGCAGCAACTGCTGCATTTCGTGCGTCATCAAATCTCCAAGGAACAATAGCAATTTGAACAACGTTAATTCCCAATGCTTTGGCTTTTTTAATTGTCTTATCTGTTGAACCAGTATCTGCAATAAGAAGGAAGTCTGCTTCTTTAGCAGCCTCATACCAACGCTCTACAAACTGTTCTTCATTTAACGCAATTGCATAAACAGCAATTTTTAGTTTTTTTGTAGCCATACCTGTAGCCCCTTTTCTAAAACTGTAAATTCATGAGCAGGTACGCAAGAAAGAATTGCGTCAATTGCAGGTTTAGGGTCATAGAAGGGTTCTTTACCAAGAGACCACATATAGTCATCAAATGCCAAAATACCGTTAGGCTTTAAAAACAAGAGAGCGTTTATACTATCTTTAAGCACTGACATTGCCTTGTGGTCGCCGTCAATGTAGATGAAGTCAAAAGAAGATACGTTCCTGCTAAAGAACTCATCACTAGTCATTTTGCGTTTATAAAGACGTTCTTCGTTTTGAAACCAAAGGGTTCTTAAGTCATAGGTCTCTTCTACGCTATGCCAGTTCATCTCTGCGTGGGCTGGCTCTTCTGAACCTTCCCAGGTATCAACATCAGTTAAAGTGGAGTTAACATTTTTAAAGGCGTTAGCAAATAGCCATTCAGTAGCATCACCTGTGTATGCACCTATTTGTAAACAGTTAAGGTTCTTTTCGGCAAGGGGCAAAAGAAACTTCTCAAAGTTTGCTTCTGCTCCACCTGCTTTAAACCAGTTTGGGTAGTCCGTCATTTATGCTCCGTTTTACTAGATTATCCGACTATATTTAAATCACCTTGCATGCCTGAGTGTAATTCACATACATAATACAGTGTATTTGGAGCACCAGCAGGTACGGTAAATGTAATACCTCCTACGTCTTCTCCATTATTTGTTACGCCAGTATTGTAGGCGTTAGCACTAGTAGTGGTTTTGGTTGTCTTAATATAGAAGGGGTGGCCTGATGCGTTAATTGTAAAGAAGTATGTTTGTCCTCTAACCAAGGTTAGGGTTGGGTTTGCAAAGCCAGCAATAGTGTAAGAACCAGTACCAGAGTTTGTAACGCCGTAGTTCTCAATAATAGAAAGACCAATAGCACCAGTTGGACCTGTGGCTCCAGTAGGACCTGTAACAGATGAGAAACAGCCAGATGCACCAGTCGCACCAGTAGCACCAGAAGGACCA